CATCGTGTGCCGAAGCTGATACATGGCTTGAGGCAGCTCAGATTCTGAGTGACAGTGGTGTCACTGACGACTGGAAGGATGAGAGGGAAGATTAGTTAGTGACTAACTTTTTCATAAGGGAGGAAAGAATCAGATGAAAACAATCACACTATTCATGGGCGTATCAGGCTCCGGCAAAACGACTAACGCTCATTTGCTCTCAGATTTCTTGGAGCAATACTTTGGCCTACACGCAGTTGTGTGTTCCGCCGATGATTACTTTGAGGATGAGACAGGAGAGTATATCTTCGATCCGAAGTACCTCGTACAAGCCCACAAGGAATGTCAGCGTGTGGTAGAGACTGCTATGCGACGTGGGTTACCCGTGATTGTGCATAACACATTCACACAGAGATGGGAGCGATGGCCCTACTGCGATCTTGCAAGCAAGCATGGATACACAGTCAATCAAATTGTATGTGATGGGGAGTTTGAGAATGTGCATGGTGTTCCCGATGAGGTTATCGAGAGGCAGCGTGCAAGGTGGGAAGATTAGTTAGTGACTAACTTTTACCAAGTTAAATCTTAATCTGAAAAGGGAGAATGAAATGAGAAGTGTGCTTGATCCGTATGTAATCGACGAAGTAGACAAGGCTTACAATGGCGGGACTGTCCGGCTGCTGGATGGACGCCCACTAGGCAAAGGGTTTGGGGTTCGACTCCCTTCAGGTATGACGCATTGATTTGATGACGAAAAGAAAGCGAGAGCTTCAAGCTATTGGCCTCGTGATTCTGTCTGTATCCATAGGCCCTGTGAGGGCCATGACAACTATGTTGTCCATGTTGTAATCACTGGTCATGCCAGCTTCCTGTCATTCGAGACGAGCGATGGTCGGAAAGGGACAGAACCCTACGTTCATGAGTACACAAGCACGAAGGAAGGTTTGATCGACTGTGATTGTGGGGACTGCGGAACATTCACAATGGCTGTGGCTCGTGTCCTTAGCGGGCTAGGTCTTACCAAGACTGATAAGTGCCAAGCTTCATGGGATAAGGATAACTGGCACAGTGCAGGGAATCGGGGATACACCATCGAATACATCGACGGACATGGCAGTCTTATCAAGTTCTAGTTAGTTAATCTTAACTATTTTAAGGGGGGTATGTAAATGATTGATCTGTTTTTCTCTTGTGCATTTTCATTTGTAGTAATATCGTTGATTCACATTATTATTAACAAGATGTTTCAATAGTTAACATTAACCAAAAAGGGAGAATGAGATGGCAGATAGCAAGCGTATACCGAACATCAACAACGATGAGCTTCGGGCTCTAGTGCTGCAAGATCCAGCACGAACCGAGGAGCCGTATAGCCGTCGGTCGCAGATCGCGAGCGCCGTGCAGGTCCCCAATAATGGGAGATGGGTTGGATACTACGATCCCGATGACATGGATCGGCAGCCGATCTATGTGAGAGCCGAGTCAGAGCCGGGACAGCTGAGTGATGAATCCGATATTTCTATATGGGATAAGTGCCAAGTTTCCATCGCCGGAGAGGAATGGCACAACGTCGGGAACCGACATGGGCTCGCCACGTTCATGATGCGGTGGTACAAGGAGGAGGAATGAGATGAGCAAAACTCAGGCAAGTATCCGAACTAGGTACGTGGGACCAACTGACACGAAAGGTCAGCGGATTAGTGCCACTGATGATTACCTTCCTGGTCAGCTACGACACTCTACATTCAACTGGAAGGACGGTAAGGGAGTAGGTGAAAACCATAGGCTTGCAGCGCAGGCATGGTTGGATATCCACAATCCCGGAGCGACCGTCACAACCCCGGGGCTCGCATTTGCCGAGGACTTTTACTGGACATGGGAGTTTTAAGATGAAGGTGAAGGACTTCGACACAAAGGAATCACGTTTGATCGAGCAGATTGCAGCCCGTGAGAAGCGGGCATTGCGTGAGGCAAATCGCATATTCAAAAGACACGCGACCATGAGAACGTGGTTATTCAAAAGACCCACCATGAGAGAGCGATGGGTCGAGCCACTCGCAGCAGCGATGATAGTCATCGGGTTTGGATTGGCTTGTTACTTCATAATGAAAATGATTTGAGGAGGACTGATCATGGACAGACACTACGCACCACATCATTTGTGGGAGCATTCAAACAAGCCAGATGTACCGTATCGAGTTGTCATTGAAGGCGAGGAGTTCCGAGTGTCGAAGTCAACTTGGTCTGGGAGCAGGGGCTGGGAACTTCTTCTCTCTACTGATGGCGCACCTAATTGCAGGATGGTCGCGCTTGTTTGTAGGCCACCTAGTCCCGTGAAGGAGGTGAAGTTCTACACATCGGGAGAGAACGTAGAGTTCTACTACCGATAGAGATAGTTAAGCCTTAACTATATGAAGTTATTTTTCAAGGAGGACTGAACATGAAGCTTGAACTCGCTATTGAGATTGTACTTGAACTAGCAAGAGAGAATATCCGTACCTATGGCGACAGCAGAAATCTCGATCTAGGGAAGGATGGAACGGAGGGTTATCGAGAACGTGCCTGTGGAACCCTTGAGGATTTCGCAGTGAACATCCTCGCTGAAGAGCGAGCTAACTTTCCAGAGGAGGACTGAACATGGATAAGGAACGTAACCACCAACAGAAAGCCGATATGGATACACAGTTCCGCGTCAAGGAGATTGATAACGGGTATCTCGTATCGGGTAGAGCAGATGCGAAAAGTTTTACCACCTACTGCGAGGATGTCTCGGCGGTCAGATCGTTCATCGCGGTTACGCTTGATAACACTATCGAAAAGGGGCACCGAACCCATGGGATTCTTTAGCTGGGACTGCAAGGGATGCGATAAATCCATCAAGGCACCTTATGGTATCCCCAAGCAGATGGCATGGCAAAATGAATGCGTAGCCACTAATGGAGAGAACACCATCAAGGGTAAATATGATGGGTACGGAAGGGTAGGCGGTGTTGATCTATCAGAGAACGGTGATAGCTATGCCTTCTGTCACAAGAGATGCTGGAACAAGCCTGGTGATTTCATATTCGATCAGCCAAGCCAACAATCGAATGATCAAGGGTTCTTCTACGGAGAGGAGGACTGAACATGAAAAGAATTTGTTACTGGCTATATCCTAGATTGATTCATTTTTTCTGGGCGATTGATGGAGGAGGTGACTGCGAGGATTGCATCCACGATATGAAGCGCCTTGCTCGATGGAGCAAACGACTGCACAAACGAAGCGCCCGACGTGCGGGTGTGGATATCAATGATGTTATGCGTGAGTTCACTTGGAGCGAGGAGGTGACGTGGCAGATCGGTAAGCCCCTGATGTGGGCGTACAACAAAATTGATGAATGGTATCCAGAAGTATTTGAAGACACGATGGATGGTCTTAACGGCAGCGCGAATACAACGCTACTAGCACCTACAAAAGATGAACTGTTCATGGTGGATAATACCCCCCGTGACTTGGTTAAAGAGGTGGTGCTTAACATCGCGCCGAACGCAAAGTTTGGGAATTTTGTCGATGGGAAGTTTGTCGAAGAGAAAGGAGAATAGATCATGATTTCATATAAAGATCTAACGATAGTTGCTGAGTTGGCAGGCGAAGCTCTGATGACAGAATCAGACGCGCAAGAGAACGACTGCGTGGATGATAGGAACGAAAGTTTCGATGCGATCCAACGGGTCTGGGATGAAGTCTTTAATAAAAGGGGAGAAGTAATGGTAGGACTAATTGCGAAGGGCCAGTTGCGTGAAGCACTAGACAAGGCGGAGAAAGAAGCCTTGCAGGAAATTGAAGATTACATGGACATTGCTGATCTTGCGCCAGAGGATAAAGACTTCTTTGAGGGCGTGATTAGCACTATGACGTGGGAGACAGGACGGATGATTTTTCCTTACCAAGCTATGCCTAAGGAAGAACAATAGATAGGCTTGACAATGTGTACAATCTATGGTAGTATGTACATACGGGAGCAGGAGGCTAGCTCCCAACTAAAATGTGACACGATATTACTATGAACGAATAGTTAATCTTAACTATTCAGAAAAGGGAAATAACAATGGGCAATACAGCATTAGCAATAGAAACCGCAGTGGATATTCTGAAAGCAGGCAAGTCACCGCTGCTACTTGGCCCGCCGGGATGTGGGAAAACTTCAGAGATGTCGGAGGGAGGACTGATCCACGCAGCGATGGCTGAACATCATGGCGTATCGCCAGAGGAGTATGGGCATTGCGATATCAGGCCATGCACTATGGATGTATCAGATTACCGAGGGTATCCATTTCCAAATAAGGAAACGAAGACTACTGAATTCTTTGTGCCTGATTTCCTACCTACTGATGGGTATGGACTTATTTCTATCGAAGAACTAATGAACGCTCCGAGGGCACATTGGCACGCTGTGTATCAGCTTGTGGAGGAGCGAAGGATCGGGGATTATTTCGTCCCTGATGGATGGTCTATCGCTTCCACTGGCAACCGAGTGGAGGATGGGTGCGGAGTGAGCAGCCCACCCAATGCGCTGATCAATCGGCACATGATTGTCAACTGGAGGCCCGACCAGAAAGACTGGGAGAAATGGGCAAACAATCACGATATTGATTACCGCGTCGTTGCGGCGACCCGATGGCGACCCGATCTCATTGAGTCTTATGATGGAAAGATCAAGGGACCACAATCCACTGGCCGATCGGTAACTGCATTCGCAAAGGTGTTTAAGACTTCTGGTGTTAACCCTTCGTCAGAGAAATCTGCGATGGGACTCCGCATCTTTCGCCAAGCAGCAGGGGCATTGGGAGATGACGATGCAGGACTGATGAGTTCATTCCTTAGCATCTTCTCTCGTCTGCCTGACGTGGATAAGATCGCAAAGGGAATGGGAGAAGACGTGGCCGTACCTGTGGAGATGGATGTTCAGATCGCCACGCTGGCTCAGCTTGTACGGATGTCTACATCCTCGAACATTGGAGGAATCCTCTCATGGGTAGACAAGTGTTCACCCACCATGAAGGTGATCTTCGGGTACGACATTGAGCAGGATGTTCTGGAGACAGGCGCAAGGCACACATCAAACTTTACCGAATGGCGAGCAGCTAACTCTAGCCTGTTCGCATAAACTAAATAACATTACAAAGGGGAAAACTAAGATGGCAAATTTGCAGAACAAAGTTCTTGTAGTTGGTATTGAAAAGGGAAAGCCCTCATTCGGGAAGAAGTGCAAGGATACTGCGAAGTATGTGGATGCCCATGTCAACGGAGATGGAGCGGTAACAACCACAAAGACATTGCTTGATCGCAAGTCTATTAGTGACATCACTAAGATTGAATCAGACTGGAGTAATTTTCATAAGAAGAACACGATCCCATACCGACGAGCCAAGGCTGGGTGTGCCTTGATTATGGTAGAGAATCTCACAAACTATCAGGCTGAATATCGGAAGACATTCAGAGAATGGGAGAGTGCGGTGGATGCGTTTTGTGATAACTATGACGATGTGATTTCGGAATCCAAGATAAGGCAAGGCAGTAACTTTGATATGTCTGAGCTTCCTCAGAGCAAACAAGAGATGCGTGATCGATTCAAATTTCACATGGTTCAGCCATACGCATTGGAAGATCCTAGCGATCTAGCCTTTGCCTTGAGTGATCAGGAAGTGGAGGAGGTTCGTAAGGTAGTGTCTGATGAGATTATGAATTCGATTAAAGAATCTCTTCGACTTGCTTTCGATGCGATAACTGATTTTGTTGACTCAGTGGAAGCCTACAATCCCAACGGAGGAAAGAATGAGAAGCGTGGTTATCATGAGTCTCGGTTCTCTAACTTGGAGGAGGCTGCTGACATGCTTGATGTTGTCAACTTCACCGACAACGAGGGGATCAAAGAAATCCAGACACGGATGCGTGAGTTCGTATCGGGTCACACTGCTGTGTCTACCAAGCAGGATGCCGAGGTTCGGCGTGAGCTTGTGAAGGAAGGGAAGGAAATCCTTAAGAGTAACTTCGCTGCCTTCGGTTATTAAATAGTTAAGATTAACTATTCAGTAACAAACTTTATTTTGAAAGGGATTTGAAATGAGTAGTATAACAATCGATGATCTCACAGAGATGATTGAGGTGGCTAGGCGTAGGGTGATAGTGCAGATTCCTATGGCTCAATCTGATGCTGTGAAGATGGGTGTATTCTTCACAGAGAGATTGCCCAACGGACAACCACTACCCACTGCCGCAACTGATGGAAGATCCATCGGTTTCAACCCGTACTTTGTAGCTTCGATATCGGAGGAGGATCGGGAGTTTGTAGTTGCCCATGAGTGGGGGCACAAGATGTTAAAACATCCTGTGCGAATTCTGAAGATCAAGAAGACCTTCAGCTCCTGGACACCTCATCATGACGTGATCGGAAACGAGGCTGCTGATCAGGAAGATAATTTCCTGCTAGAGCAGTGTGGATTCAAGCTCATCGAAGGTGCCTTGAGAGACAAGCGGTTCGACGGGATGCCGATGGAGGAGATCTTTCAGATTCTCTTGCATGAGAATCCTGCACCCACTGGTGAGCCGGGAGAAGAGCCGGGAGGTGGTCAGCCAGGAGATCAGCCGAGTGAGGATCAATCAGAACCAAACCAAGGAGAATCAGATGACCCCATCATGGACGAACAAGAAGAAGGCCAAGCAAAAGCTGACGAAGCAGGAGAGGAGGGAGATGAAGAATCAGATGACGGAGGTGGTGCAGACGGCGACGAGCAGGAGTCGGAAGGGCCAGCAGAAGACGAAGGCTCTTCTCCCGATGACGGAGGTCGATTCGGGTCCGAGCAAATGGAGGGATCAGATTCAATAGATCCTGCCAAGGCAAGCGAATACAAGGCTCCGTCCGCAAAGAAATGGGGGACCATTGTCACCAATGATGACCTGAGTCAGTCAGAGATTGATACGGAGTCAGATCTTGCGGACATGGAGCAATCTAATTCCATCGCAACCTCTAAGCTGAGTGGGAAACTTCCCGAGGCGATCGAGAGAATTCTGAATGATATCAAAACCAAATCAAATAATGATTGGGTGAGTGAGCTTGCAGAATTCATAGATGATACTTGTGGTGAGGATTCAGATGTTTCATGGGCTAGACCCAACAAGCGATTCGCTTCGATGGATATCTACATGCCTTCCCCCACTCAAGAGGGGATCGGAGAGATCGCGGTACTGGTCGATAGCTCTGGATCTATGGATGAGAAGATGTACCAACTCGCTGCAACGGAGACATCTCACCTGATCAATGCGGCCAAGCCCAGCAAAGCTGTTGTGGTTGAGTTCACAACTAACATTGTATCTGTGGCTGAGTATGAGGATGGAGTCGAGTTGAACGAAGCGCCCAGTCGAGCAAGCTGGGGAGGTACGGATGTGTGTATCGGATTCGATTGGGTGAAAGAGAACATGCCTAACGCAACCGGAATCATTGTGATCAGTGATATGGAGTTCTTCCGATGGCCGGAAGATGAAGGGATCAAGGTGCTGTGGGCCAAGGTTCCGCCGCGCGAGGATCATGCTTGGTACTTCGGCACACCGCCATTCGGCAAGAGCATCACTGTTCGATAAATAAAAATGGAGTTCGTCATACATGATTGATGCAATGTACAGCGTCCTTCCTCTGACGAAGAATCCACCTATATGCTTGAGTCTGGAACAGAGGTATTTGAATATGAGCTTGAATAGAAAGGTGAAGGTAAAGTGTTTATCGTAACTAGGCATGGAATGTTCAGCGTCGTATCCACTGAGAACATCAGAGAGGAGAATTATATACCCGGAAAGGAATACACAATAGAAGTTAGATCGATAAGCGAGGACGATATATTTTCACTATTAAATTGTTACCAAGCAATCATCGGAGATTGTAAGGTCGCAAAAATCAGTGGAGTTCGAACCCTCACCGATGCGTTTCCTAGTAAACTGCCCAACTCTCGTTATAAAAACGGTATGGCCTACTCAATCACAATGCCATCAGTCACATGGGTAAATCTGTTAGCGGTCCTTGGCGCTGGGATTACATATGAAAACTTTGAGGATGAGTTGAACATCATGCTAGACGAAGGGGAAGAGAGGGTGAGTCCTTTGCTCATCTTCATTAAGAGCATATACGCAATGGCTGCCCAAGTGTACGCGCCATTCAGATTTGTAGACGATAAGGAAGGTGAGGTTATCCACTGATGAAGAAAGAAAAAGAAAAAGAAACCGTAGAGGTGAGGCTTCGTATTCTGAAAAAAGATTGGGAAGCGCTTCAGGAGATCGCCACGATGGAAGATAGAACATCTTCCGCTCAAGTGAGGGTTGCAATCCGCCAACTTGTTGATAGCTGGTTCGAACGTGCAAAAGCCCACATCTAGGGTAACGAATAACATCAGCACCCGTAGCTCAGTCGGATAGAGCAACTGCCTTCTAAGCAGTAGGTTGCAGGTTCGAGTCCTGCCGGGTGCGCCACCCAATCGTTAAATAAAAGGGAGAACAACAATGAATAGAATAGACCTATCAAGTTTAGACCTAAGCGGAAGGAACCTGACCAACGCGAACCTGCACAGCGCGAACCTGACCAATGCGAACCTGACCAACGCGGACCTGACCGGCGCGAACCTGACCGGCGCGCATATTCGGGACGCGAACCTGACCGGCGCGAACCTGACCAATGCGAACCTGACCAGCGCGACCCTGACCAACGCGGACCTGCCCAACGCGGACCTGACCGGCGCGAACCTGACCAACGCGGACCTGACCGGCGCGGACCTGAGAGGCGCGGACCTTACCAATGCCGTAGGACTCGGAAATTACCCACTAGCTCTCTACGACATCAACACCGACTTCACTGGCACCGGTTTCGATCCCGTAGCCGCAGGCTGGACGTTGGTTGTGGAGGACCGCGCCGAGACAGCCGAGCGCGAGCTGGCCGAGGCGCGGGAGGATACGAAATGAGTGAGGCATCCGAGATATACAATTCTCTGCCAAAGCAAATTAGGCTGAAGGTCCGTCCAGCGTACATCGAAGCGCAGTTGCGACAACTCAGCGCAGAAAGGGATCGTCTTGAGAGAAGTTTTCATCGGTCCATCAATGAGATAAACGAACACGCAAACAACCTTCAGAAGTCTTTGGCGGATGACTTAATCAAAATCAAATACGGAGGGGATGCGGAGTGAGTTGGGAAATCAGTGGTGGTATCAACGATGCAGAGCTTGAAAGTGAATCAATCGTTTTGATCCATGCGATGTATCTGACTGACATGCTCGATGCGGTTAAAAAGTTAGCGTCAACTGGATACACTAATATTTACATAGAAAAGAAAGAGGACTAATGCCGTATACCAGCAAAGCACTAAGGAAGATTGGTTTCTCCAACAAAAAGATAAATACATATCAAGCTTCTCCAGGCAAAGAAAAGACAGCATACAAAAAAGGATTCGAAGCTTGCCTTGAATTACTCACCCAAGACTGGGGTCAGTTATCAAGGGAAGAGATGATCAATAAGGGAAATATGCTTATGGAATTACTATCTAGTAACAATAGTAACAATCAAAAGGAGAAGTCATGATCGAGCAGGCAGACCTGAGTGCGGGCGTTTCAGGTCCGTGGGCGATCGACCCGATGGATGATCTCAAGACCGTGACGATTCTTCGTCACGTCAAGGATGATGAGGATGGGCGAAGTTGGGAACATCTCATCGCGCAGATTTCGATCATCGACGGAGAAGATGGGAACGCAAACTTGCGCCTCATTCTCGCAGCACCCGAGCTTTTGGAAGCCGCCGCTGGCTCCATCGAGGCGATTAAACAGGGCGAAGCGGACATCGCGATGCTCTACCTGCGTGCCGCCATCGATAAGGCGACGGGAGGTGAGGCATGAGCAAGATAATAATTAGTCACGGATGGATCAATGGAGGGACGAACCCGACGCTACCATTCTCGGATCAAGACACTAGCAAGGAAGCCGCAGAGTCGATGATTGGAAGCGCCGGTAGTATGCGAATAAAAGTATATCATGCGATAGCCAACTCACGCAGCGGGCTCACCGACGACGAGATAGAAATCCAAACAGGAATGAGGCACCAAACCGCAAGCGCAAGAAGGCGTGAGCTTGTCTTGTCAGGATCTATCGTGCCGAGCGGAGAGAAGAGAAAGACTAGGAGTGGTAGGCAAGCAGTCGTTCACATCACTGCGAAGTCATTCAACAAGCAACAGATTGTCATGAAGTATGATTGAAACAATCTTAATCATAGCAGCAGCAGTTACAGTTTTGCTGTTAAACATTTTCGCATTTTCACTATGCAGATCGGCGGCTATCGCAGATGAGCAAGCAAAAAAACAATTCTACGAACTACAAAATAAATCTAAAAATACACATGGAATCGAGCGACGAGGAATGGACTGATCTATGCGAAAAAGTTGCAGAGATCTGTGACTACAATCATGAGAATGGAATGGATAAGACCTTAGATAAATACGAAGGAGACATGAATGCTTCGGATGCCATGCTCATATACGGAAGTATCGAGCGAGAGCGTTCAGGCCAATCCTGAGATCAGGTAGACTAACATCTGCGTTCAGGCCAACGCAAGCTTCCACTGCCACCAAGCAATGTTCACCCGCATCTCTCAGCCTGTTTCTGGCAGAAGAGATAGCAATGATCTTGGAGGCCATCGCTCCTGCCGTATCCCTTGGATTCGACCGAGAGCCTTGGGCTTCAAGGTTGGGTGACTTAATAAAGCAACCAGAGATCGACATCAATCCAAGATATATATCCGCAGCAGCGTATTGTTCTTGGGATATATTATTATTTAGAAAAAGTTCATCAAACTTAGTTTGGTCGAGAACTCTAGCTCTCTTGAACGCACCAGTAGAACCTACCCCCTCTATGTGGATCTCTTTCTTTCCCTGGTATTCCTCTGTGCCTGACTCAATCAAGAACTGTGGCCGAGAATCCCTGATATCAGAATAGGTCTTCGAAGACTGGTGGGACTTGGATCTGTTTCTTTTCCTTCTCTTCTTCTTTTCCTTCACCCGCTACATCTCCCCAATCTATGTTGGCGAGAGAGTCTGCGATATCCCCAGAACTCTCACCATCCGAATACCTGCCGCACGTCCTGTCATAGCTCAGAGCTGCACTCCCTACCTCACCCAGCCACTTGAACCTGCACTTCCACACGTTCATTCTTGTCTCATCGTCATCGTTTCTCGACACGGTGAGACCGAAGTCGGCCTTCGCCCACCATGCAGCAGACCCGGAGATATCTCCACCCGTGGGCACTGGGATTTTCCCACCCTCCCCTCGATACATTTTTTGTGGATGAGCAACAATCCAAATGTGTATGTGGAATTTCTTTGCAAATAAATGAAATTTTGTGAGCATCGCACTGATTGCATCGGTCTCAAGCGTGACATCGGTGTAGTTGAAGGGATCGATTAGTAATCCGTTCACTTCATTGTTCACTGCAAGTATTTCTGTTCTAGCTAAAATAGAATCTATGGTATGAGAAGATGAAGCGTCGAGGAAAAAGAAGTGTTCACCAAGCCAAGCCGAGGCGATGTCTAGTTCGTCTTCGCCGATCTTGGAATCCCCTTCGAAGATCGGACTACCTGAATACTTCTCAAGCAATTTACCTACATGGATCTCGATAGGATTCTCAGCACTGAAGATGGCGAACTTCCAGTTCTCTCGCTGAGCCAGAGACACCATGAAATAATCGATTAGCTCGCTCTTACCGCTACCGGGTACGCCAGTCACTACAGTTACTTGGTCAGCGCAGACCGTGTATAAATTATCGATGGAGTTCAGCCCGATCTTGGCACCCCCTTTGAAGCCATCGACCCTGATATCTTTAATTGCTTTCGATATATCAGATACCTTGACAATCCCCTCATACATGGCATCACCGATCTCAGCTATGGCTATGCCCATGATCTCCTTACCATGAGTGGACAGGGCTTCGTTGGCATCCTTGACCCCATACCTCGACCAATCGATCACCCCCACCTTCCTCCTGCCCAACCAACCCGCGAGGGCGGCAGAGAGTTGGCGACCCTTCTCGTCAGCATCCACAGCCACCACCACCTCGATGGACCCACTGTCCAGCCCCTCCGCTAATGGCCTGAGGAAGTCTGGCATCACATCACCCGATACACTGGCCCCCGTAGGCACGCTGTACGCCTCGTAGCCGCACGATCTCATGGCGATTGCGTCGTACTCCCCTTCCACCACAAGGACCAACCCACTTAGATTATTAGAAGGCACTGGGAAGAGGCTTCGACAAACCCCTGTCTGCGAAAAGTCCTTGGAGTCTACTGCCCTCCACTTGATTGCTCCGCCACTGTAGGCAAACCCAACCGCCTCGCTCTTGCCTCCGAGCCTGTTGAAGTAGACATCTTTTGAATGAAGGATATGATCCGTTATCGGCGACCCCACTGGCTCCGGGTCGATCCCTCGCTTGAGAAAGATTGCACTCCTGAAGTCTTCTGTGGCAACTGAATATGACGGAACGGTTCGCATGTGTTTTTCCCTTGGCTTTTCAACAGTATTTTCACTGTCTTTAGATTTGCTCAACTGGAATCCTTCATAAAACTTTTGCCCCTTCACCCCGCAGTTATGGCAAAACCAGACTGCTTGGTTTCCTTCAAAAGTTATCCTCAGGCATTTGTGTGAGCGATTTTTTTGTGTTCGATCATCAGAACATTCAGGGCACATAAAGCTGAATGTTCCAGGGCTTTTACGCGGATACTCGCTGGCTACCAACGAAGCGATCGATTCCATTTTGTAATTTTTACCTATTGACAAACTAATCGGGTGGTGACTATTCTCGTGCTATCAACCGATTGAGTATTTGATTCTGAGAGGCCGTCTCGTTCCAGCGAGGCGGCCTCATCTTTTTGGTGGCTCATTCGCCTGAGATCTTAAAGGGTATGGGAGCATATGTTTTATATATTCCTGATGAGTTCCTTCATGGAACTCAAATCATATTCCTCTACGACATACGCTTTTGTTGACTCCTTTTATATGCTGTGGGATAATCAACACTCAGTGCCTGAGCGATGATCAAACTCAGGCGCTGACTTAGCAAGAGATGGCCTATCCTCCTGGGCCTCTCGGGAGAGGTGGAGCTTATCCCTTTCGCTCTGCCTCTCCCACCTTGCTAATCGCGGCACGCATAAACTCACCGCCTCGCAGCGTCATGATTGTGTTTTGTACCAGATCATGCCTGATCCGCAAAGGCATGTCGGCGATAGTTCTCATCCTCTTTGCTGTTTCTTCATGGTCAAGCCCAGCGATACCGCAGATCTCACGAAACATGGGTGTGTTAATCCACACCAGTACCCTGTCTACAGACTCCTGCTCTGCGCTGCATAGGTCTTTCGCTGCCTGCGCTAGAACGGCAGTGTTAAGTCGGTCGAGACCTCGCTTAACCCGATGGCCGACCTTGGATTTAGCTTGTCTAACTGATGATAAGCCTTGATCACTTTTATCTGCCGATCGTTTGCGATCACCAGTCCCTCTTGCAGAAGATCCATTATCAACGATACGTCTAGGTCCGGTCTTCTCGTTTTGTACCACACTACTACCTCTAGCTCGATGTCCCCCTCAATGGGAACGGGCGGCGGATTGATTTGAGACAGAAAGTTATCTCTATACTCAAGAGCTTTTTTACTCTTAATAATTCTAGTATTGCCGTTAATTCTAACTATTCTTCTGGAATTAGACTTGCTTGCTGGTTCGCCAGTAATCTCCTGTGTCCATAAGTGAGGTGTTTTATTTTCAAGGGTGACATGGATTTCGCTTGACATAGCATTGGCATCCGATTAGTTTTGGGCCTTAACGAAAGGGGAAAGACAATGAACATAGAAAACAAGCATGGCGCACCGGAATCATTCATGCGATTCTGTGCCGATGACGACTATGATAGCGGCGACTGTGACTTTTCAGCCACTGAACTCTTAGAAGAGCCAAAAATCGCGACACTTAGATCCCGTTATCCAGACATGGACATGAACGATCCATATGAAAACCCTTGGATACACATAGGGCAGATGTTCCACAAGTTCATGGAGTTAAATTCTCCAGATCACGAAGTATCAGAGCAAAGATTGTTCGCAGAACTAGACGGTAAGGTTATTTCTGGAGCGATGGATGTTCAAATCCTCAATGGAGAGATGATGACTATCGGTGATTACAAAGTCACCTCAGTATTCTCCATGAATGACACGAGCAAATGGGAACAACAACTAAATATCTACGCATGGTTGGTCGAGACTCAGACAAACTTCACCGTGGAGAAGCTTGAGGTCTACGCATTCCTCAGAGATTGGAAAATCTCTTCGCAGGAGCGGACACCGGATAGGTATCCAGCACGACCAGGGGTCACAGTAGACCTACCCTTGTGGAGTTTCTCTAAGCGAGAAGAATTCATAAGAGAAAGAGTTCGACTCCACAGCATCGCCAGAGATCTGCCAGATGAAGATTTGCCTGACTGCTCCAAAGATGCTGTCTGGCCCTCAGGAACGATGTGGCAAATACTTCGTGCAGACAAAGGCACGAAAGCAAACTACCGGCTAAAGCGAAACGCGACGGCTGCTTATGTCGCCTTGCTGCCATCCGATCAATTAGAAGCTTACATATCCAAGACACATGAAACGCTGAGAAGATGTAAGTCGTACTGCGATTTTTCTAAAACGTGCAAGCAATGGGAAAACTGGCAAGAAGAAAGGGAGAATGAAAATGTCTGAGGAATCTAAGGAATCCAAACAAGAATGGGAAAAGGAAAAGAGTCCCGAGGTCATTATCATTGAGACAGGACTGAAAGCTCCATTCGCTCCGAACAAGATCAAGTGGCGAGCTGCGGATTTCCGTGGGAAAAAATCGTCTGCTCTGCTCTACTTGGATGCGAGAGATGTGATGGATCGCTTGGATGAAGTCGTTGGAATAAACAACTGGCACACAGAGTACACGGACCTTGAGAACCGATGCGTCTGTAAATTGTCTGTCAGATATGATAATGATTTCGACTGGGTATCGAAGAGCGACTTAGGAACTCAATCCACATTCGAGGGTGACAAGGGAATGTATTCAGATGCGCTAAAGAGAGCGGCAGTACAGCATGGCATAGGTCGCTACCTGTACGATGACAGCATACTCGGATCTAAGCGTTTCCCGTTAGAGGATAAGAAGTTCACAAAAGAAGCTAACGAGATGATCATGACTGAAGTGGCTACGCATTACAGGCTCTTCACAAATCAAAAAGCCGTCATGCTTAACACGCTATTCAAATCAGCGATGACCTACGAAACAATCATGGAATACTACGAGGAAAACAAATCTCTCGTAAAAGAACTCAAGAAAGAGGATGCTGTCGCAGCAAAGGCTGTTGGCGACTCATTCAAACAATGGGCAAAAGCCCTAAAGGGAATGGAAAACAATGGCTAAAGTATTCGGAAGCGCACGAAAGAACGACAAGAGCAACGACAAACAGCCTGACTTCCGTGGCAACTTCAAGTTGGGAGGGTTTACTGGACCCAAGGCAGAAGAGAAGAACCGAGAGTGTGCCCAGTGGTTGCGTAACGTGACTACTGAATTCACAAACAACAAAGAAACCTACATCAGTGTTGCCATGTGGAAAAACGTCGATCGAGAAACGGATGAACCGTACATCTCCATCACGCTAGAGGACAACTCTTGGCGATCCAAAGACAAGGACAAGGACAACGCCGCAGCGCCAGCAAAGGCCACTGCGAAACCAGACGGTGGGTCTGTGGTCGATGAAGAAGAGGGTCTGCTTGACTTCTAGGCGGAGACTGTTGAAGCTAAAACACGATGCCGTCTCAAATCCTGAGCATTACACGGCAGGCAGGCAGCACGAGCCACTAGATGTTGTGGAGGATTGGTGCCTAGACTTCCACCTGGGGAATGTTGTTAAGTACATCGCTAGAGCCGGAAGGAAAGGCGACATAGTTCAGGATCTAGAGAAGGCCATGTTCTATTTAACCAGAAAAATTAACATAGAAAAAGAATCAGAAAAAAGGGGTAACAAAAATGGTTAAGAAGGTTAAGAAGGTTAAGAAGGTTAAGAAGGCTAGTAGAAACAACTGGGAAGATATCATCTCTTGTCTTAGCTCAGCCGGTCTTCATACACGGATCATCATGGGATCTCCTGGGTCGGCTCAGGTAACGCGGTGCAGACTCCTGGCTGATTACGACGGGATCGATATCGTCACAGACGGAAGCCGTATGTCTATCTGGCTAACCTAGACAAAGCATCCTTTGAAAACAAAAAACCCCCATGCGCCTTTGCGTGGGGGTTTTTCTTATTCTCTTATCTCATCAATCATGCTGCAATACATATCAAGATCTATTAGATATGAAAGCACCGGCATGGGTACTTCGTCTTCACTCAGTGATTCTATCGCCTCACTCGTCGGCGTCGGACACGGAGGAATCCTCGGATCTGCGTGTCGCCTTGGACAGCCTGCGCTCCCAATGCTTAATGAGGACATTGCGAGTAGGGCGAGGATCCATAAGCCTTTCGATCCCCTTAATGATCTTGTCTGACTTCGACTCGGCATTCCTTCTTCTTTCCCTTTCGCTTCCGAGATCTTCTCTCGACTTAGCGTTGAGAATTCCGAACGTGGCGGATAGGGCTATGATTAGCGCCAAGGCAACCACCGTTTCGATCATTAGATATTCTTGGCTTTGCCGATGTTAAACCCTAGAGTGTTAATCACCCTGAGAAGGATGGCGGCAATCTTATTGTCAGTGGCATTTGGCGTGAGAGAAGCGATCACTGAGAACGCTCCAACAACTTTTAATGCGATGTCGAGCAGGTTACTTCCGTTTTCCAAAATCCAATCCATTACAATTTACCTCTTGTTTATACCTTCGGTTGAAACTCAATATGGATATGATCTTTCTCTAAGACCACATCAAATTCCTTGCCAAGCTCTTCCGCTAAACCCACTGCGAATGCAGGCAAATCGGCTTTCGGTATAGCCCAGGTTCTCACATCGGCTGCGTATCCAACGTAGTGGAGAGATCCGATTCCGTGCTTCCCGTCCACTGCGGACGTGACCACCATCTGGGATATGCCGTATGTATTGAAATATCCTTCAGCGATGTTCAATCCCATCAACATCTCTGGCTTGATCCCGTTTATCTTAACTCCGTCCTTTGTCTTCATAGCCATCTAATCAAGTATACCCCTAAAGAGTGGGAAGGAGTTGGCCTTTAGTTTTCTATATTCCTTAACGTCAGCCAACAGAACTTTCCTTCTCCTATCTATTTTATTAAGCTCGTCCCTCTTCTTGTCCTTATCCATCGTGCGAGAATTCCATATCTTATCTTCTTTGGTCCTAAGCTTATTCATCTTATCGTTAATGCGATTAAGCTTCGGCATGACAGCGAGTATCTTCTTGTTCTCTCTCTTTAATCTCTTAACCCTTTTCGTATCTTTAGCTCTCCTAGCGTGCTTGATGGTGCTAGCGATACCGTTAACACTGTAGTAGAACTCGGTCCACTCGCTGATCTGGCCTTGGGCACTCTCCGCAGACTGGAAGGTAGATCCAATGACTGGTATCTGGTCTACTCGCCAAGCCGGAACAGTCGGAGCGTCCGTTGCCTGACGGAATAGCCACGCCGTAGATCCAACTATGTAAGACCCCACCGTTCCTGCGTAGCCATCGATGAGGTGCTGGATCTTGATCGGACTAAAACCAGATTTTTCTCCAGCGTATTTAGCAAGCTCAGTGGTGTACCTGTTGAATCTTTCCTCTGAGGGTTTGCCTGACAGGAAAGGAGACTCAACCGGCCTACCAGTGAATAGATTGTGGTTCGCGATAACCTCCAGTAAGGGGAGTGTCGTTTGAGGACCAAACATTGGAACTTCTAGCGTGGAGAACACAGCCCTAAAAGTGGTATCCGCCAGATCCCCAGTAAGCTCATCCCCAAGTAAAACCCTTGCGGATCTCTCAGGGAAAGTCTTAAAGGCAAGGCCGACCTCGAATGGAATAGGAATCTTCAGTGCTGGCAGACCGAAGGGCATTGGAATAATCCAGAAGTTATCCTGCTCGTAATCGCTCGCACCTTTGTACTCCTCGCTGTCATTATTCGCATACGCGAGGGCCAAGGTAGCCATCGCAATAATGCCTCCTCTGGCAAGAAATGATCGCTGAGCTTCCAGCTTGCCTTTTCTGTTAGAGCTGTACTGCCCCCTCATGGCTCTGTACATCACGTCGATTCCCTGGATCCTCGCATTAAGGAACGGGACGGTCGCAGCAATCATCCTTAGAGCGTTGGAGTTTCCTCGCCTAGAAAAGTTGAGAACTTCCATAGCTTGGAAGATCGCTTCTGATTCTGCCTCAACTCTCGACACACCCTTACTCAGAAGGTTCTGTAGAGTGTCCTCGTATACAACTTGCCTAGTCGCAGAGTCAGACTTGTTAGATACTTCCGCCAGCTTATCCCAAACTGTAACAACTGTTGAATCGAAAAATGTTCCATCTTTCTTAGGTGTTATGCCACTACGCCTAAGCTTCTTTCTGAAATCTGCCTCAAACTTTTTTGGTTCAAAGACGTAATCAAAACCACCAACGACACCAGCGCCTTCAAGCGTGTTGTATGTCTTTTCATCTCCAGACATACCACGCAAGGTTCCCTGGAACTTGTCAATCGTTGATATAAATGGAGTGGCCTTGAAGCCTGAAGTAACCCAGGCTGACATCGAGTCTCTCTGGATATTCCGAATCATGAACATCGGACTTCTGGTAACACTTTCCCTAAGCCATTGAGCAGGTCCGCTAAGCCAGGGGTAAACCTTTACCTTGCCGTCCATGAATCCAGTAAGCGTCTCGATTAACAAAGGATCGGAGACGTTGTAATACTTCTCCTCACCATTGACCCTCACGGTATACATGGCAGTTTTAATCTCTTCCGGTGTCGTTAACTCAGTCGCCATGCCCACAAGCTTCGCATCTTTAAGAACCTGAACGGATGCGATGTTCTTCATCCCTGAGGTGACAGCAGCTCTTAGGTTTTGCATGATGCCGACTAACGGATCAACTATCTGATGACTACCACCCTTCAGCTTGGACGGAGGCTTCTGGCCGGTAAGCGTTGGGAAGAGAGTGTTTAATCTTCTGTTAGCGCCCAGCGATAGATCTATGTTCTCCGCTTTGAGTATCTGCTTGAACATATCCGGAGACACACCGGCTTCGCCTTCTCCGTCGATATCCATGTTCTTATAGAACGGGATGTAGTCAGAGTATTTCTTAAAGACAACTGCTAGTTCGTCATTCAACACGCCAGTGTCTTTGAGGAAGTCTACGACGTAGTTATTCCAAGTCTCATAATCATTCTTGACACCTTCGAAGAGGGGCAGGAGACCTTCGCTTTTAATCCGATCGTTAACAACCTTTATCTCTCCAGCAGTCATGTTGGTTAGTGTGTTGTTTTTTATCAGCCTTGCAGATCGATTAGCGATCATCCACAAGGACCATGTTCTGTAAAGATTCTTATCCTTCGCGAACAGCGGCGCTAGGGAGTCCCGTAATCCCTTCTTGGAATAATCAACTCTTGCGATCCCTCCTCTCAGCACAAGCACACCATTGTTAATGGCAGCAGCAGTCACACTGTTCGCTCTATCCGATAGGAGAGCAAGTGAATGGGCATTGGTGGAAGCTAGGAGATCCCTATTGTCCTTACCCCGTAAAGCGGCTGCTTTCGTGAGCTTCTCTAGGAAATCCCACTTGTCTATGTACTTGATACGCCATCTTTGGAACCATTCTTTCCGCTTTACTGGATCGGAAAGATCTGAAAACATATCCTGCATCTTAGTGAAAAAAGATCTCTCATCATTCACACCGATGACAGTTCTTTGAAGCACATCGTATGCTCTATCTACAGGGCTATTCGATTCTTCGGCTATCGGGTTAACAACCCGCTCATTGTTGGCTGAGAGTTTGTCTCCATCGATGTAACCTCTAGCGATGTCTCGCGATCTTTCCCTTAGCTCCTCGCTGTAATGTGGGCGTTGGTCAAGGCTGGATGGATCATTCATGTTCAGGTATGCGACATGCCCCTTAGGGGCTATCGAGAACTTATCCGCGTCTAGGCCGGGAACAGCAGACAGCCTCTCCTCCGACCGAGCAGAGTTCTTTATCTCAGCCGTGGCGCGTCCCGCAGGCGAATCCTCAGTCAGCAAGCGATCATGCTTCCCCTCTAAGACTTCTTTAAGTTTCTTAGGGTTGTTCATTATCCATCTGTACTGATCATGCCAACGCTCATGAACTGCAATTACATCTTCTGGGTTTATAGATCCTGTAAATGTTGCCTGAGCATCGATCCCAAGTCTTTTCCTGCCGATAGTGCCACCTATTCGCGGGTCATCGGGAGGTAACGAGAACTCTACAAAAGTTTTGAATACTTTATCTGGAGCTTTCGTCGTTGCCCATATTTGATCAGGCTCACTGTCTAAGTGGCCTCTGGCGAAAGAGATATCGATCCCCTCTCTTCCGATAGCGTTTGGGTCTGCTGCGGTATAGTGAAAGAAGCGGAAATGACCATCAGGAATTGGAGCAGTGCCGGGAGCGAGGGGAACAGCAGACAGCCTCTCGCCTTCTACATTACTCACACTGAATCGATCCGCGTCTAGGCCGGGATCAGCGGTGGCGCGAGGGGTGGGGGCTTCTACGGATCTACTCCTTGATGAACGTAGTCGCAATGCCTCGGCTGCTTCCATGTTGCCGGAGCTAGCAAGGTCTTCATACTGAGACACCAGCGCGTCAAGTTCTTTCGCCTTGCTAGTCAGCTCCCGGTACTCACCTCTCCCGAGATGGATCGCCATATCTTTACCGATCTGGCCCATCCTAGTGATCGGCTTGTTATGCTTTTCGTGAGACTCCACGTATTCAAGCATGGCTTCTCGGGAGGCGATCTCGTTCCTTGCGGCCTCTGCCTCTATCTCTGCGGTGGGCACGTTTCTTCTATATTCAGCGAACAGATCAGACCTTCTGGCGAATCCCGCCGCCTTTCGTGCATCTGAGTTGCGGCCCAGCCTCACGAAGTTTGGGTCGGACATAAACACTTTGAATTCAGCATTCGACAACCAACTTTGATCAACCTCGTCCTGTATTGAAAGTCTGGAGGGTGAATCAAAGCCGAGAACTTTGTTCACCTTCTCTCTGACATTGATAATTGCTATGCCTGAGGTTTCTTGAGCGCGATGTGCGATGTCCCCAACATGCTCGATCAGGTCGCTCAATACAGCCGGAAGAATCCTCCTGTTCTGTATTTCGAGCATCTTGTGCTCTGGCCTCCCCCGCTGGGTCTGGGCAGCGGCCATAGCATCCTCATTACTCACACTGAATCGATCCGCGTCTAGGCCGGGAACAGCGGTGGCGCGAGGGGTTGATGCTTCGGGAAGTAACACATCGGCATGGACGGCAGTCTCGTTTAGTCCGCTGATATTTCGGATCAGTGCATCGTCTGGGATTCCGTCGCGTGGAACCTCCAGAATTTTCACAGAGTCTGCGGTCAAATTACGCAACCTGTCTAGGTTGGTCACGAAGATGATTGGATTTTCGAGAGCGCCTGACTCAACCGCCCTGCGAGAAGCCAGATAGAGTCTGTATGAATCGAGAGAGTCCTGCCTCGCATTTGCACCAGTGAATCCAGAACGTGTACGGAAGTCCGAAACACTATCGTCAAAGTGCGGTGTCAGTTGGTCCACGGAGATGCCAGCAGCCTGGGCATCTTCCATGACCTTCTGCCGCAGCCAGTTCACGAAGTCACCGCCAGCCTCTTCGCGAGCGATCTCGCCATGCCGGATCAGTTCGCGTTGTATTAGTTCTGCCTTCTCTCTACTGCGCGTCAGACTCACAGCAGCCATCGACTTATCTGCTCCACCACCCAGGCCACCACCACCGAAATCCGCGCCTCCAGACGGTCGAAGAAATTTGACGCCATCAATGCCAGGGGCACCGGAAACGTGATAAAGAGTTTCGGGAAGGTCTGCCTTCGTCACCAGCGTGCCGGGGAGGGTGATCCCAGAATCACCAACGAATAGATCGGACGGACCACCACCGATAGTCTGTGACACGCGAATGTCATCTGGTGTCATCAATACGCGAGGTGCTGCTTCGACTCGGGAGGTGGGTGCTTCGGTTCCGTTGACTACGAACCGATCCGCATCTAAACCTTGGAACACATCAATGCGTTCTCCGGTCTCATAATACTCTCGGCGATTGTAATCACGGGGCGTTGTTGCCTCAGGGGCAGCTTCGGTTGCCTGCTCTCCTTGGTCCTGATCCTGCTCCGCTCCCACTAGCACACGAGCATTATACTCAGCCTGTGCTTCGACCCCCTTGAGCGTTCTGATTTCTCTAGCTTCCCCAACTGCCCCAGTTTCTCTGGCTTGTATCTTCTTCATCCCACTGATCACATCGGCAGCACTCACAAATCCAGCACCCTGCAATGCGTTGTATAGTTTCTCTGCGAACATGGCGATTCGCTCAAGCAATGTTCTGGGTTGACCAGAGATTTGTCTACGCACTTCAGGATCTGAGTAGTAGCCTCTATACATCTCAGCTACTGCTTCTTCTACGATCGACTGATGAGTCTCATAACCCTTCATGCCAGAATATCTTTTGCTTGCAGCTTCTAAGAATGTTTTACCGTCTTTGTTCTTAACCCTAGACACTGCTCCGCTAAGAACTCTCCACTCTTGAATAGTGAATAGATCTAGCTCTCTCATCGCATGGATCATCTCATGATCCATTATGCTTGCTACGGCTATTCTGATCTCTTCGTTTGTCTTGGCATCCTTGATTGCATTCATGCTGATCGCAATATTTCGGAAGCCATCTAGCACAGGGCTGTATCTTCCTTCAGCACCGATACCGCTAGTACCAATTCTCTCTACAACCTTAGCTGTCACCTTCTTATCTATATTTGCTTCCTTGAGCTTGTTCTCGATGATCTTGAGAACTTCCTCACCCTTTGCTCTGCTTGTTTCTGGAATCGCTTTAAGGATTTGCTCCTTAGAAGATATTTCTTCAGGTCTTGTGAGTCCTTCAGACTGGAGTACATCTGCTTCGGCAGGGGGAGTGAATAGTCTTTTGTCAGCTTCCCATAGAGGTCTCAGCTCAGCGGCCTTAGCCTCCCTGCGACTATCGTATTCCGCAGAAGGAAAGCCTGGAGAAGACTCTTCTGCAAATTGATTCACCACAGCGTCTGCCGTTTTCTGATCTGGCGCGAATGTGATATGCACTGGCGGGTTACGAGAAGGCCCTGTGCGCGGTGCGTCTTCGGAGACGATCTCACCAGTCTCTCGGTCTTTTCTCCACACAGCAGGCGTGACGGACTGCCTGACTAGGAACCCTTCGCTGGGGGAGGTGTCAACCTCAAAGAACCCTGCCACCTTCTTTGGACCAACCCCTTTCAATTCACCAAAGAGACGCGCCCGCGTGAGGTCCAGTCTTTTCCTGAGGCCAGTGGTGACGTTCCCATTTTCATCGGTTGTTTCCCATCTCCCTCTGAGTTCATTCAGCCCAGCGGCTTCCCGAGCAGCCTCCGCCTTAGACGTAGCGCCCCCTACAATGGTGCCATCCTCATCTCGGACGAAGTACCCACGAACATTGTCTATCCTCTCGGTCTGAACATTCCCGACAGTGACTGCTCTTCCGCGTACACCCCCACCTCTGATCTTCGGTGCCCCAGTTTGCGTCTGCGCGGGACTAAACTCTTCGTCTGTCACTCCCCAAAAAACAAGAGGAGAGTATTCCCCTTCAGTTTGGTTGGCGTCTTGACGCTTGGGAAGATCACCCCGAACAATCGAGTCATTGATGAAAGAATCGAATGCTTTCTCTTTGAAATTTCTAGTGATCTCTTCGAAGTCAGAACGATTTATAGATCCTTCAAGTGAAGCTCTATCTATCAATGTTCTGTACTGCTTCTCGGTGTAACCAGTCTTCCTTGATTTTACATTCCCTTTAGCATCTCTAATTGCCATACCGCGATAGACCATCTCTTCGATGATCGAGTTGGCAATGCCGATCGAAGCTGGTGTGGCGGAATAGTTGACGATGAACTCTCCGTTTTCTCTTCTGGCTAAAAGACTTTCTCGTTCCTGCTCGCTTCCGGCCTCGACTCCCCTAATCTTTGGGTAGAGTTTCTTGTTCAGCAGTTCTCGGACAATATCAGGAGTTAGCTTCTTGTTTGCTTTGAGCTTGTCAGTGACAGCTTCGAATTCTTCTGACGTAAACGAAGGGAGACTTACGCCCTTCTCTGTTGCTGGATCAAAATATGCCTGAACACTGAACCCACTAAGAACGCTTTTCATCGCGCGAAGCTCTTTCTTGCTCGCGTCTTCTAAGACATCCGTTCTCCCGCCTGTGCTTCGGTACACAAACGCCTTGAAGGCATCGTTGTCGGTGAGGATGTTTCTCGAAAGAGCGGTATCAATCACGTCATCAGCAATTAACGCCTCTTGATCAACTTCCGCATCAAACTCTGCCCTACTTCTGCCAGACGCCGCAACTTTTGCTTCGTAAGCTGCTGTATTCTCTTTCTGCATTCTGTTTGCAGCATCGAATTGATCTTGAAGAATAGCTGCTCTTTTGTCATCTGAGCTAGATCTTATTCTCAGCTCATCTTCTGTTCCCTTATCCCATTCGGCTTGGGCTCTCTTGTTCGCTCGATAAGAACGGACAGTTCCATAGGAACCAAAGGCACCAACAACAGGAAGAGTTCCCGCTGCGGTTGCAATCATCTCCTCGATGAAATCAATATTCTCAGGGGAGATCGACAGCCCTGCTTGGGCTCTCTCAAGAATTGTCTGAGTTAACTCTGTGGGGAATTCCAGAGCTGATTCAGCAAAACTCGCTCTCGCAGCCTGACCCACTGTGGGGATTGCTTTACCTGTAGCGGTGGCACTGAGAGACTGTTTCAACGACCTAGCAGCAGCGATCTGCGGACCTCGGCCAATCCCGCCAGTCAACGCAATCACGATGTAGTCCATAGCGGCTTGAGGGGCAGCAGCGAGAGCAGCAGCAAACGAGTTGAGTTGGTCTGGAGTGACCTTACTCTCCCCCTCGTTCTCTTCTTCAGCAACCTCGTACTGCCGCTGCATGTTGTCGCCGAAGAACTGGATCGCGAGTGTGCCGATACCCGCAGCAGCGCCTAGTCCCATCCTAAGAACGGGATGAGGAATCGCTGCCCCTGCTGTTCTAAGGAATGGAACAGCCTTAGCTAGCTTCGAAGCTATCCCCAGTCCAACGCTAGAACTCGCTGCCTTGCCCGCGAATAGGGCTGGCAGGGAATAGGGGATGGTCTGACCTATCGATTCAGCAGAGAACCTTCCCGCAGTACCGATTGCTGGAAAGAGACCCTCCTCTTCGTATGTACTCAGTACATCCTTATAGGTAGTGGGTAGAGGTAGGGATTCTCTCTGAGCCTTTACTGATTCTTCATATCCTTTGCCTGCTCTATCCAGTAACGCTTGGTTCTCAAATACATCTCCAATCCCAACTGCGGGTATATTACCTAAAGAACCTTTAAGGTTTTCAACACCTGATCCGAGAGCCGATAAGAAGCCTCCAGTTCTACTCTGGATATCATTCTTAATCTCGCTTTCGCTAGTGCCCTTGACATAGGTCACTATTTCGCCATCGATATCAACTGTTTTATCTTCGAGTAATACCCTACCGGCCATTATCTACCTACCCAAACCAACCTGAAGGGGGGTCTTCTGCCAGTGTAGAAATTTGTGCATTTTCACCCCGGTATAGGTCCAACCCTGCTGGGCCGTACTCTTCATAATACTGAGCTAGTTTGTTCACCTCTACCGGGTCAATATTAACATCGTCTCTCTCTTCGAAGTAAGCCTTCGCTCGTGTGAAGGCTTGGGATGGAGTCATCCTCTCACCAGCTCGCGCCATCCAGCTCGCGGCTTGTGCATCAGAAGCGGCTATGGCAGCTCGCTTGGCCTCTCTGTCGATGTCCCTTTGGCTAATGTCGTATAAAACCTGCTCCCGCATTATGTCTCTATCTAACTCATCATTGGTCCGCGCTAGATCGGAGGCTGTCTGTTCAGTGAAGGTTCCTAGCCCTGCCTTGGCGGCATTAGCAAGATCTGGACCGAACCCTTGAGAATCCCCTTGTGGTGCAGCAAGACTAAGACCAGCGTTGATTATCCCCATCCACCCAGCATCAGTGAAATTGTCAAAGAACCCTGGTGGGTTTGTATCGTCTGGACTCAAGGCTTCGTATTCTTGGGGTGCCTCACTCCCTATGAGATAGCCCGGAGCGGGGTGGGTAGTAGAAGAACCAGCGTTACCCCCAGCAACCCCAGCACCAGCAGCATCGCCAGCGCCAGCAGCAGCAGCAGCGTCACCCACCGGAGCTTCTTCATCTTCACCGCCGAGAAGCGAGGCCGCACCCAACCCAGCGAGACCAAGCTGCGCCGCACCCTTTCGACGATAACCCTTCGCAAGCCTATTGATCAGCGCGGGTCGGTCAACTATTTCTTTCATGTCGAACCCTCCATACGCATTACGCATCGCTTGATTAGTGGGGGCTGGTCCCAATGTTTTCTCAGCCTTCTTAGTGGCTTTTGCCACAGGTTTCGCCGAACGGATGAATTGCATAACCTTAGGGCCTAACGCCCTAGCGGCTTTAGCAGCCCAGATGGCTCCTCTCGTACCTCCACCGATAAGGGCCGCTCCGGCCCCAACAGGGGTGAAGGCCGCCAGGGTCAAAAGGCCCATTAACCCCATCTCCGCAGCAGCCGCAGGATTTTCCTGAGCCCAATCTATGGCATCTGAAATTATCCCTGGGTCTTCTTCCACCACCTCTACAGGCTCTTCCGCAGGCATCCCGCCCCCCACATGAGAGCCATCCTCTCCAGCGTATCCCCTAACCAACCCCCCTCTAGCCATTCCCCTCTGAGGAGGCATCCCTTGAGGAGCCCCTTGGCCCATGCCGGGAGGCATTCCTTGAGGCATCCCCTGGGGCATGGGCCTGCGCGGAGGCTGCTGCGGAGGCATCATCGAGCCTATACCCTGCTGCTGACTAGGAGGAGGGACTTGAGGCATCCCAGGCGGCATCTGACGAGGCGGCATCCCCTGAGGCATCCCCTGAGGAATTTGAGGAGGCTGCGGAGGGCCTCCACTCATCGCTTGCTGATACATCTGTAGATATTGGTCAATCATAGAAGGCTGACCCTGATCGGCTTCTGCGGCTTCTGCTGCTGCTTCCTCCCTCACCCTCTTCCGGTTGACACCCTCACTCAGCCCATAGATCTCAGGGATCTGACCAGACCGTCCAGAAGCAACATACGCAACCTCAGGATCAGAGGCCGCAGCAAGATCCGCAGCAAGTCTATGAAGATCTAAATTCAAAGCCATAATATCACCCGCCCTTGTATGCGCCGTATGCGCCAGCACCAGCTATGCCTAGACCGGCCAGCGTCTGACCAATCCCTGGACCCCCGCCGGTAGTTCTCTGTGTTGTACTCATTGACGTTGCGTATGGAGTTCCAGACAACAATCCCGAGAACCAGTTGAGCTGTTGTCTCTGCCAATCTTGCTGATCCAAGAAATCGTTGTAGGCAATATCTCTAATGGACTGCTCCATCTCTCTTTGGGATATTCCTGATTCCTGAAGAGCTGAAATTCTCTGGAGGGCTTGTTCTTGTTGGGTCTGAGCCAAGCCCTGTAACTGCTGTGCGGAAGAAAGACCAATCCGCGCTCCTTCTTGCGTAGCCGATCTGTCACCCGAAAAGTTTTCATAAGCTCTATCCGCTGCCTTGAATCTTGTATCAGCCTCAAACTCTCGCATCGCCCGAAAGGCTTCATCGGAAACTTCTGCTGCTTTCCTCGCACCCATCAGATTCGCTCTACCCCCGAAGCTACCTGATGCCACCGAAGCATTCTGGGTTTGATCCTTCGCAACACCCAGGGCAGAACCATAATCTCTCATCATTCGTTCTCTTCCGAGATCGAGAACATTTTCAAGATATGGATTCTGATATTGCTGGAGAGCTTGGTTTCCCCATTGAGGGGTGTTGGCTCCCACCCGGGCAGCTTGCTGGGCTATTCCCTGGGCCTGACCTAGCTCTTGTCTAGGCCCGCTGTCATAGAGAGATTGAACACCCTGGAATGCCTGCTCTTCAGCAGGATTAAACCCAGCGGTTCGATTTCCACCGTAAGGCTGGTAGCCTTGCCGAGCAATCCGCCTGCCGGAAGAAGCAATCCCTTTCCAGTATGGCTTTGACCAAGCTGGAAGATCTTGGGTAGTAGTTGTATTCTTAGGGGGGGCTTTACCCATTGCGATCTCCTAGAAGATTAGAAACGATCCCGTCGTTTATCGGAGCAGGCTGCTCCACCATTCCAGTTTTAGTAGTCCTGACTTCATCCAGTAACTGGTAAAGTTTAGAAGCACCGTTTTGATTGTTCCCATCGCCTAGATGGGAAACAACATCAGCAGGGACAACGAACTCCCCACTGGACAAAGCAGACATACTGGATCCATCAGTGATGGCAGGAATTGTGTCATCCATACCTCCGCCCCATCCACCGATATAACCACCACCAGCGTATCCGCCGACATGCCCACCCGCGTAGTTAAGGATACTAGTTACGGGTTGAGCCCCGTATGTTTGTTCGTACCAAGCGGGAATAGACAAAGTTCCGGTGTAGCCACCCACGATGTCTTGTCTCCGGTGTATCTCGTCTTGTATACGAGTGTGTATTGGCTCCAACAGTACCGATGCGAACAAAGCGAACCGTAACAGTGACTTTCTTGACGTTAGGGATGCGTCCGCTCCAAATGTTCCAACACCCAGATCCAGGGCAAAGTTCCTAAGCTCTTCCGTCATTGGATCTTCGTCCTCGCCAGCCCATGTTCCCGTCATGAAATCATTGATATCGAATACAGTAGAACTGGCATCGCCCGACAGTATGTCACCAGCTTCGCTGTTCACTATGGCATCAATCGATAAACCCGTTTCAGACATATAGTCTATTAGTTTTTCAGTGAAGAACGTTTGCACATCGTTTGAAGTAGAGAATTTGAAATTCCAAGCACCCGAGTTGTAGTCAGGAGAAAATACCCTGGCACCGTCATGTTTAGAAAAATCGAGACCAAGTTCAACCCGCTTGTCGTTTGCGAAATCATTTGTAAATTGAAAGTTACCATTGCCCGCAGGCTCACGATTTCGATCGAGTCTGGCTACCCCGAAGAGATTGTTCTCTTCATAATAATTTGGTTCTATACCAAGGGGGACCACCTGATACGCCGTCCGCGTACGAGCGTTAGAAGCCCTAGTTGAGCTTGTGCTTGGAACGAAAACATACCTTTCTCGAACCCTGCTCGGAGGAAGAAGCGAAGCTTCATATTCAGTTGCGTCGAGCCAATCTTCCTCGTTAAAATTTCCTTTGGCATTAAATCCAGTCCGTAGATCTTCGGCTAGATCAAGGATACCCGCCCCAGACGTACCATAATTAGCGTAGAGATGCAGAATAGCGTCGTCGGATCGATCAACGTCGCGATCAAGGTCATAGACTCCAGTTACCGGATCAGTAGGAAACAAATCATATGCCGTGGTTGTGCCGTACTCGGTGATTACTTCTATTCCATCCTCCCATGCGGTACTATCATCTGGGCCAATATTATATGCAAGCTGATCCCTGACCCATCCGTTGCCTAAAGGCCCTGGAATATTCTCGTCAAAGACTTTCCCCGTATTAACCCCAGTCTCTACAATATACTGACCAGCCCATAGCACGGGTATCGGGTCATCCCCCTCTCCGAGATCCGTGTTTGGATCGCGGTAAAGTCGCAAACCATCCCTATCGTTAGTCTGGAAGTGATAGCCGGGAGGAAGGCTAATATTACTAGCCCCAACAATTATATTGCCATCATCATCCCGCTGGCGGTTGACGAGACCAGCGGGATTAAAAGAGAAACCAGTGCCAGTGCCAGTAGTGGTGGTCCCAATGGTGGTCCCAGTGGTGGTGGTGGTGGTCCCAGTGGTGGTCCCAGTGGTGGTCCCAGTGGTGGTCCCAGTGGTGGTGGGGTTAAACAAAGCGTCTAGTGCGGTGGTCCGGGCATCACGAACAGCATCGAAATCAGCAGCTTGAGAAGCAGTAATTTCGATAGCAGGAGCGGTATCGTCTACTCCGATATCGTATTGATATGACGGCCTCACGTTAGTTCTAACATTTCCCTCCATCACCCAAACCCCGTTAGAATCCGACTCCTGACCGGGAAGGAGAAGCGGAACCCAACTCACACCATCCTCGCCTCTCATGTAGGGTCGGATCTTTGTCGGATCGTTAGGGAAGTAATGAATTTCTCTAGCTGGTGGCCCTTGATTCACAACCCCATTACCATCACCTACATCTGGATAAACAAGATCACCATCTTCCGTGTACCATATTATTTCTCCATCTGAATCAGTGCCTCCGTTAATCCAAGTTGGATCTATCCAACGAAAGTATGTAGGCTGACCGGTTGGGCCGACGCCCACATAGTATTCACCCGGTCGGTCGGGTAGCGTGACTAGATCTGGAGTTGTTTCCCCAAAAGTGGGTCCGGTTAAATCAATATTGCCAATTCCATCTATTATTAAGGAATTAAGGGCAACTGGATCATTCACGAGTGCAGAATACCGCTCTGGGGTTATTTTCTTAGCAGTCACCGCTTGCCAGAGGAATAATCTAGCGTTGTCTAAGAGAGCGGACTGAGACAATGTGCCAGTCTCTGCTGACCACTCAGCAGCGGAAATATTCTGCTGGAACCTATATAGTTCCCCATAGTTATCAAACGCAAAGTTGCTCTTGTTGAGATCGATACTGTGGGATTGGAATAGAGCTTCATTCGTTCGTGAGAGATAAGTCATGTATGCGTCTACATCTGAACCAAACCCAGCAGCATCGGAATCCAACAGCAAAGACTCAATGAAATTTTCTGCCTCAGAGACCATTGTGAACTGATCTGCGGTGAGCCAGTCTCCTTCGTATCCAGCGGGTTCTCTAAATTCTCCTTCGTTCCAGTCATCTCTCTGAGCATCCCGTTCTACAGGTGCATATAAAGACTCGATACCTTCAGGATTCTCTCGATCACCAAACAAGTAATCAGACGCCGCTGCTCCGGAGAAATCAAAATCTCCTGGGTCAACAGAAGCGTATCCAAGTTCCGTATCCGTGTAGACTCTGGGAGTGGGGGCTGGTGGGGCTGGTGGGGCTGGGGGAGCTGGGGGATAAACCACCGTCTGTCCCCCTCCGGTTTGTTGAATGGGAGGGGTGGGGGCTGGGAACGGACCTGAAGGAGCATCCCCGAATACATCACTCTGCGTAATTGACTGGAAGTCGTCACCTAAGCCAAGGTCGTCAAAGGCAGCGATACCAGCAGCCATATCATGATCATCTATATTATTATTAGTGATAGGCATTACGCGATCCCTCTTCCGCGAAGAGAGTTACCGATACGGCCACTGGGTCTACCGTTTGGTGGTCTCCGAAGAGAGGCGATACCTCCCGTTCTTCTATTAGCATTAGGCGAAGGAAGAGGTCCAGCTCTAGGCGCGGGACGAGACATCTGCGGCGGAGGGGGCATGGCTTGTTCTCCGGATGAACCCGTCCCTAACGCCATCGGGGCTGTCGATGCTAAAAACTTGGCGGCACCACCGAGATTGAGAGCGGCTGGCGCAGACGCAGACGCAGCGCCCTGCGCCGCAGTGATAGCCGCAGCGCCCTGCGCGGCTGTAAGGCCAGCCAAGGAGGGCATCTGCGCGGCTGTAAGCCCAGACGGAATTGCCGTGGCGACGTTCGCCGCCGTAATAGCAGGTGAGGCCACGGTAGTAACTCCTGCTCCTGCTCCTGCCCCTGCTCCTGCCCCTGCCCCTGCTCCTGCTCCTGCTCCTGCTCCTGCTCCTGCTCCTGCCCCTGC